TATCTCTATGTACCCTTTTTGTTTCAAGGGGAGCACGGTGCGTTCATACAGTTTCTTCCTGCTCTTGCTCATGGCTTTTGCTATGTGGTTCATGGTAAAGAACTCATAGTCGTAGCAGAACAACAACAGCTCCAACTCAGCCTGCCCTATGTCGTAATTAGCCTTTATGTCCCTCATTACGAGGGATAGCTTTTTGAGGTCATTCCTCTTGACGTAGCGTTTGTTTAGTTTACTGAATTCTCTACCTCTTCTCACCGGATGGTGTCTACTCATTAGCAAGTATATTTGCTGTAAATTTAGAACATGGCTACTCTCGCTGGAACTAGAGTAAAGGATACGTATCAAGGGATGCTTAAAACATCCGACGCATCAGCTCTCACAACATCATTAAAGGTAATCGAAGACGGCTTAGGAAACTCGTCTGCACTCTCATTATCTACATCTGCAGTAAAGGCTTCCACGCTTCAAATCGATAGCGTCACTGGCTCTAGCTCCAGTGACAACGCATTGGTATGGAACTCTACTAGCAAGGCCGTAGAGTATAGAGCATTCCCATCTAATGCGACGGTATCGACAACAGTAGGAGGAACCACAAGCCCAACCATTACTATTGAAGCGGCTGATGCATCTAGTACGACCGTCACGTTTGCTGGGGGTGCTGGTGTGGACTTGAGTCGGAGTGGGAATACGATTACGATTTCCGCTGGCGACACCGCGACCTTGGAGGTTGATGGTCAGATTACTCTCACTTCTAGCGATAGCGGCAAGGTCATCCTTATAGATGCGGCTTCTCTCGCTGGGAGTAACATCATCCTCCCCACTGCCGCTGCTGGTAGAACGTTTGAGTTCCTTATCAAGACGGGCTCCACTACACCGTTCGAGATTAGAACTTCTACTGGCGACCTCTTTTATGGTAGAGCAATTCTTGCAGATAGTTCTAACACTTACGTAGAACACTCTACAGCGGCAGAGTCTTTTGCGGCCACAACAAACATCATCAAGATTGACTCTAACGGAACCACCAATGGCGGGCAGGAAGGAGACAGGATTACCATTAGAGCGGTCGACGCTACGTACTGGTTGGTGTCGGCAGAGCTGACAACATCTGGAAACGCCACCAGTGCTGGTAGCGTCTTCTCTTCTACAGTCACTCCTCCATAATGTCGTAAATTGAGGTCATGGACGACATCCTCAAAAAGGCTATGTTCCAAGAAGTCCACGACGTCATGGAACAGATTGAAGAGATTGCTGAGAAGTACGGCTACTCAGGAGAGCTCGTGTACACTGCGGCATTTGGTGTGATTGAAGAGCAGGGTGAAACGGAGAACCGTTGGAGTCTTGCTTACGGTCACAACTGTAGAGACAACGACGAATTCACAGAGTTCATGACACTTCAGGTAAAAGCGTTTACCGAAGCAGATGAAGAAGAAGAGCCTAGGGGTTTCTCTGGGTTCTCATTAAACTAAGAGATATGAATGTAATCAGAAAGATTGTCATTGGGCCAAACCCCAAGGACGCAATGGCCTATTACGTTGGCATGAAGGCTGGCAGCGGAAAGGTTTGTGCAATCAAAGAAGATGATGCTGCGTTGTACAAATACAACGTAAGAAGATACCACGTTTACTTGGAGGACGAAGATTCAACGTATATTTGGAAGACGGTTGAGAACCAGCCGATTCTAATTGAATACGATTGTAACTTCGAATGAAAGCACTAAGGCACTTTATTGTCAACGTGCCGAGCAAGACCAAAGACACCGTCAAGCTTGGCGATAAAGAGATTTTTCTTGACACACGATTCGACGAGTTTAACCATCGCATTTGTTATGGCCGCGTTGTGTCTGCTCCTCATGTTATCGAGACCGGAGTAAAGGAAGGAGACCTCCTTTTTTTTCATCATCACGTAACGCAGAATGCTACGCTATCGCTCGGTGACGACAACTACATTGTTGTGTACGATGAAGAGAACCCTCGTGGCTCTCATGCTATTGCGTACAGGGACTCGGAAGGGGAGCTTCACATGTTGTCGGAGTGGGTGTTCGTACAACCGATTGAAGACGAGACTGAGGAAGAGGTGACGCCGTCCGGCATTATCATCGACCTCAAGATTAAAGAGCGTCCAGAGAGAGAGGCTGTGGTGGTGTTGCCCCACGACTATCTCAAAGAGCAGGGCGTCGAGGTTGGAGACATCGTCGGGTTCGACTTGGACTCCGACTATAAGATGAAGCTGGACGACGAAAGTATCGTCTACAGAATGAGACTAGATGACCTCAGCTATGTCAAGAAGCAAGCCTGAGTTCACAACCATCGAAGCGGCCAAGCGGCTTATGCTGTCTATGGAGGTTGCCATCAACAATATGATTGATGAGGTTAAGCGTCCTGTAGACCCTGAGGCTGGAGGCAGTGCGCGTAAGGCGGAGCTTCAGTCCATCAAGCAGACGGCTATCGACTGCAAGGAATTGCTGGTAGAGCGTCAGCGTCTAGAGCAAATGGTAAAGGACTTACAATCAAGTGGAAGCATCGAACAGGCCAAAGACTATAGTGGCGGGTTCGCTGAAAAATTCTCTAAATAAATGGCAAAGCAAGTAGTAGGCGTTTACGTCAAGAAGAACAAGAACAAGCGCAAGGGTGTGCACTCTAAGTGCAAGACGTCCAAGTGTAAAACATCAAAGATGTACAAGAAGAAGTACGTCGGACAAGGAAGGTAATCATGGCTGATTATATCTGTGGGTGCGGAGAACATGAAGAGACCAAGTCGAACGTGTCAATCAAGATGATTAACGAGAGAGTCGTGCACGACATCCAATGTCCGTGCAAACAATACATGGAACTGAAGAACCCAAAATCAGGTGCCCCAAGCTTTAGGAGCAACAAGTGGGGTCAAGTAATGTGATGAGCACGCTGGTAGAAGTTGAAGGCTATGATACCGAAGTTGTTAAGATTTGTCCCAACGGTACAATCGGAGATGTCGTGGACATCGGCGGGGTTCTCATTGGCCTTCCCGAAACTCCGAAGCGAGGCATTGAAGGTGAAGGCTTGGAGGCAGGTATGCAGATGTGGAAGCGACTACCTATGCCTGAAGAGCTGTCCCGTATTAGAAGTATGGATGAGTGGGCAGAGGCACCGAAAGAGTTTCGAGAGAGATTTCATCCATATATCGAAGAGGAGTTTAGAAGGCGTCGTGAGGGTTTTTGGTTTTACAATCAGGGTGTACCTACGTACATTACCGGGCGGCACTACATGCTACTTCAGTGGACAAAAATTGATATTGGGTACCCTTCGTACCTGTCGTTTCAGAGAGACATCTTTCTTCACATGGCTGCGTGCGAAGCTGACCCTCGTTGCATCGGTCAGCTTTATACTAAGTGTCGTCGCTCTGGGTACACTAATATCTGCTCTTCTGTCCTGCTGGACGAAGCTACTCAAGTTAAAGACAAGCTTCTGGGCATTCAGTCGAAGACTGGTAAAGACGCTCAGGAAAACATATTCATGAAAAAGGTAGTGTCGATGTTCCGGCACTATCCGTTTTTCTTCAAGCCTATTCAAGATGGTACAACTAACCCGCGCATGGAGCTGGCTTTCCGCGAACCATCCAAGAGAATCACGAAGAACAACAAGACGACGTATGCGGGTGACGCACTCAACACGGTGCTCAACTGGAAGAACACGACGAACAACGCATACGACGGAGAGAAGCTACACATGCTTTACATGGACGAGGCTGGTAAATGGGAGAAGCCTGCGGACATCAGAGAAGCTTGGCGCATTGAACGTACTTGTCTTATTGTCGGTCGTCGCATTGTTGGCAAGGCTCTCATGGGCAGTACTGTTAACCCCATGGATAAGGGTGGTGAAGAGTACAAGCAACTATGGCGAGACTCCGACCCTTCAAAGCGAAATGCTAACGGTCGCACAACATCAGGACTCTACAGACTATTCATTCCGGCGTACGATGCGCTAGAGGGTTTCTTTGACAAGTTCGGCAATCCAATTGTTGAAGACCCCTCGTCACCAGTGGAAACCCTTGAGGGAGACCGCATGGCCTTTGGTGCTAAGACCTTCTTGAAGAACGAGAGGGATGCTATGAAGAACGACGCGAAGGAACTCAACGAGCTTATTCGACAGTTCCCATTTACTCCCGACGAAGCATTCAGAGATAGTGTCGAGGGTAGTCTGTTCAACATCGGGAAGATTTACGAGCAGATAGAACACAACGATTCGTTGTACCCGTCGCCTGTTGTGCGCGGAAACTTCCAGTGGGCTAATGGAGTAAAGGACTCTAAGGTTATGTTCAACCCCGACCCGCGAGGCCGGTGGTACGTATGTTGGATGCCACCTAAAGACGAGCGAAGCGTGTTGAGGGAAGAGCGAGGAAAGAAGGTTCCTCCAAACGGACATATCGGTTGTGGCGGCGTTGACTCTTACGACCTCGATGCAACGGTCGATAACAGGAGCTCAAAGGGAGCGTGTCATTTATATAACAAGTTCAATATGTCCGGAGCCAGCAACATGTTTGTTGCAGAGTACGCTAGCCGTCCGCCGATGGCTAAAATCTTTTACGAGGACGTGCTTATGGCAGCCGTGTTTTTTGGCTACCCGCTACTCATTGAGAATAACAAGTACGGTATTGTAAGATACTTTGAATCAAGGGGTTATGACGGATATGTGATGGAGCGTCCAGACCACCTACGGTCTTACGGTAACACGGTAAAGACAAAGGGTATTCCTTCAAATTCTCAGGACGTAATTCAGGCTCACGCATCAGCCATTGAGGACTACGTTCACAATCACGTTGGTCTTGATGAGCAGGGCAATCCGGGAAAGATGTATTTCAATCGAACTCTAGAAGATTGGATTGGATTCAAGATAGACAAGCGAACAAAGTTTGACCTTTCGATTAGTTCAGGACTGGCACTGCTTGCTGCTCAAAAAGTTAAACCCAAGGTTAAACCGAGTAACTTCGAAGAGAAGGTTTTCTTCCGCCGATACAAGACGCAATGAGGCTCTCCTAGTATGATTATATTTGCACATGAGCCCAAAGAATAATCAATGACCCAAGGGAGTAAAAATAATAAGTACGGGAATTTCCCAGACCCCTTTGCGTCACCAGAAGAAAAGACGGGTAGTGCTTATGGTCTAAAGTTTGCAAAAGCGATTGAAGGCCAGTGGGGTCATGGTGAAGACCAAACGTCTCTGTTCCGCAGACGTATGTACGATTTCGAAAAGAATCGTGACTACGCCAACGGCACTCAGGACACTTCTGTGTACAAGCAGATTTTGAATTCCCTTGACCCGAACAATGGTGACGGGAGTTTGCTGAATCTAGATTGGAGCCCAGTTCCAATCATTCCCAAGTTCGTGAAGGTTGTGGTGAACCGCATCCTTTCACGAAAGCCTTACCCTTCGGTCGAGGCTATCGACCCCATTAGTAAGGGCGAGAAAGATATGGCTAAGGCAGAGGTCGAAGCTTCAATCCAAGACAAGGACTTGTTGATGGAGGCTAAGGCTATGGGCCTCACCCCTCGTATCGACCCAGACATGTTGCCCGACTCTAGCGAGGAAGCTGAAATCTTCATGGAGCAAAACATGAAGACCAATGCAGAGATTGCTTCACAGCTCGGAATCGCGTTGACCTTAGACTGGAACGACTTCGACCAGAAGGTGTATAGACGAGCGGTAGAGGATTTGGTTGTCTGCGGTATGGGTGTAGTCAAAAGAGAAAACGACCCTAACTACGGAATCACCACGAAGTACATTGACCCAGCTTTCTTCTTGCACAGCTACACCGACGACCCAAACATGTCGGACATCGTCTATGCTGGTCACATCAAGAGGATTAGCATTCAGGAGCTGAAGCGTCAAGCCGGAGACCAGATTACTGAGCAGCAGTATGAGGAGATTGCTCAGACGGTAATGCACAAGAACTACAACGACACCTCTGTGTTTCACAACAGAGCGTACGACAGAAACTCCCGCAGGTACACCTACGGTTACGACGACTACTTGATTGACATCATGGATTTCGAGTTCCTGTCAGTAGACTGTGTGTACTACGAAAGCAAGGAGTCGCAGTTCGGAAATACGGGATTCTACTTCAAGGGTAGTGATTACCGTATGCCACAGAATTCTGTGTACGGCAGAGAGCCATACAAGATGGAGAACCAAACCATCTACGGCGGTTCTTACGTCTATGGCACGAACATTCTTTACAACTACGGGATGCAGAAGAACATCCCGAAGAACGTTCACGACCTTACGAAGGCGCGTCTTTCATACAGCGTTGCTTGCACAAACCTCCGGAAGATGCAGCCTAAGTCCATTGTGTCTGGCGTCATCGGGTTTGCTGACCAGCTTCAGCTCACACACCTCAAGATTCAACAGGCTGTCGCTAAGGCCAAGCCTGACGGCATCTTGGTTGACATCGAGGGATTGGAGAACGTACAGCTTGGACGTGGAGGGGAGTTGCAGCCATTGCAGATTCAGGACATCTACGAGCAGACGGGTGTCTTCTATTACAGAAGCAAGAATCCAGAAGGTGGATTCCAGAACCCGCCAATTCGTTCTATCGAGAACAACATCCGCAACATCAACGAGTACATTAATCTGTACAACCACTATCTCAGGATGATTCGTGACGCCACGGGCATCAACGAGGTTATGGACGCTAGCACTCCGAAGGGCGATGCTCTCGTCGGCGTGCGTCAGCAGGCGTTGGCTGCGGGCAACAACGCGCTTTACGACATCACAAACGCAAGCATTGTTCTCTACAAGAGAGTGTGCGAAGACATCGTTAAGTGTCTTCAGGTTATGCCAGTAGACTCAGTGTTATATCGAGTGTACTCTAAGGCAATAGGAGAAAGCAGCATGGAGATTCTCTCTAGCTTTGAAGACCTGCCTATGTACAACTTCGGTATTCGGGTGGTACAGGAGATGTCTGATGAGGATAGAATGTTCTTGGAGCAGAACGTTCAAGCCACACTCGCACAAAAAGAGATTGACCTTGAGGACGCCATGGCCGTTCGTCAGGTCAAGGACATCGACCAAGCGCAGCGACTCTTGACTATCAGACGCAAGAAGCGTATCGCAAAACTTCAGCAACAGCAGCAAGCCAACATCCAAGCGCAGGCTCAGGCTAACGCTCAGGCGGCACAGCAGGCTATGCAAGCTGAAGTTCAGAAGATGCAGATGGAGGCGCAGATTGAAGCACAGAAGATTCAGCTCAAGGGTCAAGTCGAGGTACAGGTTGCTTCCGCATTGCACCAGATGAGAAAGGAGCTGGAGATGATTCGGGCTCAGGCGAGCTTAGGCTTCAAGTCTGACGAGAAGGAGTTCAGAGAAAAGATTGAAGTCCTGAAGGAAGACAGAAAGGATGAGCGTATTGCAAAGCAGGCTGTGGAGCAATCGAAACTTATCTCACAAAGACAAGGCATGAGGGGTGAGCTGGAGAACTCCGGCGCATCGAATAACCAAGACGTAATCAACGAGCTTTTCGGAAATGGCTAACGCAATTAATCTAGACACAGCCAAGCGTGTAGACATCACGTGCAGAAAGGGCGATACGTTCTTGCTTGACTTGGACATCACCAATGACGGCGGTACGGCAATCGACCTGACCTCCTACACCTTTAAGATGGAGGTAAGGACTAGTGACACTTCTACTGGAGGTGAGGCAGATGCTGACGTCATTCTGACTACGACAGACTCTGACAACAGTGAAGGGAAGCAAATCGTTGTTAATACGCAAGATGCTTCTGGCAATCTAATATTCAGGGTCAACGCTACTGATATGGCCGGAGTAGAGTCCGGCTTGTACGTGTACGATATTCAGGCAAGCGTCTCGTCGGTTGTTACGACTTGGTTGTATGGAACATTCAAAATCAATGAGGACGTTAGCATCTGATGGAGGTAAACTTTACACTGAGCAGTGGCCCGTCTCTCTCCCTAACAAGAGGTAAGAATACGGGGGTTTCGTTTGTAGTGGGCAAGGGTCTTACTGCGACGATTTCCCCTGTCGCGACCATTTCGGTTACCACCATCTCGGACATCTCTATCACGAATGTTCAGGATGACGACATCCTACAATACAACGCAGAGACAGGTTATTGGGAAAACGTACAGCCTACAGCTACAGAAGCCGATGGCAATAACGTAACTCAAACCGTAAAGAACGTCTCTGGTGGTGAGCTTTTAAAAGGGACTCCAGTACATGCTGTTACAGACGCTAACCCCTCTGGTCAGTTAGCGTACGTCATCGCTGCTCGTGCTGATACGCCGTCCGCGATGCCAGCTACGTTCGTCCTTAACGAAACCATTGCTAACGAAGCAGAGGGTGAGGCTTTGGTTGTTGGCTTGATTCAAGGTGTCGATACGTCTGCGTTTGCTGCTGGTGATGTCGTGTACGTCGGCGAGACCGGAGGGTATACAAACATTAAGCCTACTGGCGACAACCTAATTCAGAACCTCGGTGTTGTACTCAAGTCTCATCAGACTAGCGGTAGCGGCATGGTGTACGGCAGTGGCCGTAGCAACGACGTGCCAAACCTGCCAGAGGGTAAGTTCTTTATTGGTTCATCTACCAATACTCAAGAGTCAGCTTATACCCTGCCAACCGCCGATGGAACGTCAGGCCAAGCATTGACAACTGACGGTAGTGGTACGCTGTCATTCAGCGATATTGACGTAGACCTTACGATTCAGAACGCTATAAACATCTCGAATCTAGATGCTGCGTTCTCGCACATGACCACGCCCATTACCGCTGGTACATCAATCGAGGCTGTGCTTCGAGACATGCTTGAGAAGTACAACATCACGACGATTACACTCAGCCAAATCAAAGCTGCGTTTCAGGGTACGGATGGTAACTATGGTGCGACTTCGAACGTGTCAAGCCTCGGAACCAGAGAGGTCGGGCAGGGAGTCAAGGTTGACGGATTCACGTTCTCTATTGCGGATACTAGTCAGACGGCAGACACTTCCGTGCTGTTCAAGATTGGAGGGTCTACGGTTCAGAGTGGAATCTCTGATACGGCGGGTACAGTTACGCTGTCTTCTGCTAATACTCAAGACCCCGGCACGGCCACGTCGGTAAAATACAGGGTTGAAGCCACGGACAATGGCAGCGGCACCAACAACACCATCTGGGCTGAGAAGAGTGTGACGTGGTACTACAGGGTAAAGGTTGGCGCATCTTCCACTGGTACGGTTACAACCAATACGCAAGCTCAGTCGTTGTATGACGGGCTTACTACTACGGGGGCGTACGACGATGTCAAGCCGAACACCACGTTCACAACGAACACGTCGACGGCGATGAATACGTCGGGCAACTACACATACATTATCTACCCAGCATCCTTCACTGAAATCACTTCAATTATTCAGGGCGGGTCTATCCCTGTGCTTGGGGCATTCACTGACCTCGGCGACTTCACAATACAAAATCAGTACGGTGTTTCTGTCTCATACAGCATCTACAGGAGCAATATCACACAGGCTTTTGCAGATAACACAACCCTAGAAATCGCGTTCTGATATGGCTATTAAGTATCCAGACTTTCTACAAAACAACAACCCCAATGCAGTTCTCATCGACGCGACGGAGAACCAGACTAAGGGGTTTGGGTTTTTTGCGGATACTAGCGAAAGGGATGCGCTTGCTGCTGCATTGCAGGTCACGGGCTATCTCGCCATCGTAGGCGTCACGCCGTACGTATACCAAGGAGGCGGGTGGACGAATGCAAGCAACTGGGTAGAGATTGGTGGTGGTGGACTAGAGAACGTTGTAGAAGACCTGTCGCCTCAGCTGGGCGGAGACCTAGAGGTGAATGGGTTTTCCATTATCTCCGCAATCACAAACGAAGACATCACCTTCACACCAAATGGTACTGGTAGCATAAACCTCGACGGAACCATAAAGTTTAAGAGGTTCTCTGAGACACCACAAGCCTTTGCGGGCGGGATGTATGCCGATGATTCCGACAACCTATACTTCGGAGTTTCGGAATAAAGTTCTTTATTATCTTAGCACCGAATAACATCACAACAGAACCATGGCAACTTGGAAAAAAATAGCACTAGAGACAACCGCAGTTTCTTTTAGTGGACTTACGCTTACTGGCCTTTTAAGCCAAACTGGCGAGACTACGGCGCTTATGATTAACGGCTCGAATGTAGTCGGAACGAGAGACCTCGGTAGTAACGCCTTTACGGACACGTCAATTCCCACAACCCTCAACGACCTTACAGACGTTAGTGCAGGTAGCCCTGCTGGGGGTAATTTTATCGTATACAACGGAACCGACTCGTTTGATGCAATAAGCATGAGCGGTGACGTCACCATGTCTGAAACTGGTGCTACAACAATTGGCAACGACAAAGTTACTACTGCGAAAATCGCGGGTGCTAACGTAACGAACGCAAAGCTGGCCTCTAATGCGGTTCAGAACAACGTTATCGATAATGGTGCCATTTCGGGAATCAAGATTACTGATGATACAATTGCGGAGTCTAAGCTTGATATTCACAACGCCCCAGTTGACTCGTATATTCTGACATACGACTCAGTTAACGGTATGACTTGGTCTTCGCCAGCGGCTGCATCAAGCGACGTAGATGTTAGCGTCAGTAACCTTGAGACTCGTCTCGGTCAGATTGACAGTAATATCACCATCGGTAACTCCGACACGGTACAGGTAACCATTGCTGGTAACCTCGTGGTTAGCGGAACCACAACGACCGTCAACTCCACCGAGCTTACTGTTGCCGATAAGATTATTACGGTAGCTGAAGGTGGAGCCAATGCAGCTACGGTAGGAACGGCTGGTATGGAGGTGGACGTGTCTAACGCTACGCAGAATCCTTTTATCGGGTTTGCTGATGGTACCCAGCTCGGCGAGTTTGTGGTGAAGAAAGAGGGCTCAGGTACGGCGTATCCGATTTCTCTTATGCAGTTTTCAACATCAGCTCCAACTGGTTCAGATAATAGCGCTGGCGTTGGAGCACTCCACTTTAACACCTCCACCGGAGCCCTGTATGTTAGAAGTTTATAATGGGTATCTTAGATAAGGGCAGGGTTGCTGGTGCTACAAACACAGACACCCTGAATCAGCAGGAACTTACCTTTGTACTCAAGACAATTCACTCTTGCAAGTTCGACGGTAAGGATGTACTTTTACTGGCGGATGTAGTTAGTAAGCTACAGAACCAGCTGAAGGCGAAATAATTAAACACACACTATAATGAAACTTGATATTACAGAAGTACACTTCTGCAAAGCTGCTGTAGAGTCCGTGAATGTAAAAGCCTCTGATGCCCGCGTTGTTGCGTCGCTATTAGATAAGCTTGACAAGGAGTTTGAGAGACTCCAGTCCATCGAAGAAAAGAAGGCCACATTCCAAGAATGATGTAGTGGTTGCTTCGTAAATTAGCACCCTATGGCAACTTGGAAACGAATACTTACTACAGACGATGCGGTAACAAATACCAACCTAGGTACTACTGACCTCACGTCTGCGGATGCCGCAAGGGTATTCAAGCTTGCGTCTGGCACTGCTATTCTTGGATTCCAAGACAATAGCGGTAACAATATACTTAGCCTTGCCACGGTGTCCGGCGGCACCCATGACGCAAGAATATACGGGGGGCTATCTATCTACGCTGACGCTGCATCAAATCAGGGCTCTTTAAAGCTCTTCGATGCGTCTCCGGGCTCTAATTACGTTGCGCTGAAGGCAAGCTCTTCAGCGACCGCAGACTACACGCTTACATTCCCTACTGCCGGCCCCGGTGGAACTAAGATTCTACAGTCTAATTCGTCTGGCGTGTTGTCATGGATTGACACACCATCTAGTGGCAGTGGAGTCACCATCAACAACAACACCAACAACTACGTCCTAACAGCGTCAGGAACGGCAAATACGATTAACGGTGAGGCAAACCTCACGTGGTCTGGAAGTAGGCTTGATGTAACCGGAGCGATTCAGTTTGGCGGCGATGCAGACATAAGGCATGGAGTTCTGTTCGATGGTAAGGACTCCGGAAAGTATCAGACAACAGCAGGCATTTCTGCTGGCGACATCATAGGCATCCCTAAGACTGCGTCAATTACAGCCTTTAGGGTCTACACTATTGGTGGCTCAACTGGGTATGCAGAGTTGATTGATGCTTCAGCTTCATCGACAAACATTGATAAGCTCGCATTGATTTGCGCAAAAACGGCAACATCGGGAAGAGACTTTTATGTTAGAGGTATGCTTACAGTTCCCGTATCGGATGTGGAGGGAACGTACACCAACGCCGCAGGAGACAGATTATTCCTCAGCACATCAACGGCTGGTAAGCTGTCTTTGACGGCCCCGTCTTCTGGTTATCAGCGAGTGATGGGGTACATGATTACTGTGTGCACGATTTCATCAAACAGCTACTACGTCATTTGGTTTGACCCGTCACCAGAATACATCAGGCTCTAATAATATGATGTGTTATCATGCCACAAATCTCATACTATAGCGGA